TCAACTGTAACGGCTCCAGTAGCCGGGTTGGTTGCTGTTACTGTTCGATAGACGCCGTTCAAAGTGTCAGCCGAACGAGTTACGCCGTCGTCTTCGATAATCATGACTTGAGATCCTACAGGGAAGCGTTTTGCTTCTGTCACTGTGCCCATAGTAATGATATTAGTTCCATCTGAACTAGTGGTAAACCTTCCAATCCCAACTCTAACCCGGTCAGCACCGGCACCACTCCAAGAGCATTGTGCCTGGCCATCGCCGGGAGCTGATAACGCCATACTATCGACAAAAGATCCTCGGACCTGTTGAGCCCAAACGTCACCGTTCTCATAAAGAGAGAACGTGATATCGGGATCTACCGAACTTTCGAAGACTGAGCTTACGCCGCCCGTATCCGTTTGATTGCCTAGCAATGACTTCCAAAGAACTGCCATGCCAGTTTCTCTAGCAGTATCGCCGCCAGGTTGTGCCGTATCAATATTGATAAAGGTTGGCAATTCCCACTCGGTCGATTTCTTTTCAGCATAAGTATCTGTGTTGTGTCGTCCCGATCTGTGGGGCGAACTTGTTACCGGCTGGGTATGATTTACGGCAGATCCCGCAAGACTAAAGATAAAGTCTGTGTCGGTCGGAGCCGCAAAGGTTCCTTTTGTTACTTCGGTAACAACAAAAATAGACTGGTTAAGACTTATCGAGTCACCAGTTTTGTTGTATTCCGTTGCGAAGTTCTTAGCCAATGGTCTTTCCTCCTATGTTTTAACATTCACCAGTATAAGGTTTAAAATAGTTAACTGAAAAATTCATAAGAGATATAAAAAACGGCTCAACCGTATGCAAATCTGTAATAGCGTTTAGATACTTTACGTGTACCACATTCCCAATGGAAGAGTCATTAGTATCAAGGCCCAAAGTTACATTTGCGCCTATCTTTCTTTCGACTTCTTCAGTCCGATCTAAAAGTATGCCTTGGTCCACGACATCTGTACTCGTCCGCTTCATCAAGATCTCTATCGTGATATTCCAGTCTACCTCAATTCTGCCTTGGACATGGGCAATGCTGCGCCCACTGTCATAGAATTGGATACCTGGCAACTCATGCTCTCGAAAGTCTGTAGAGAGTAGCTTTATTTTCTCATACTCAACACTCTTTTGCCATGTCAGCTCTTGTAGTATGCCTTGCAACGCTGCCAGGATTGAATTTTCTAAAGAGGCCATTTAATCCCCCTTGAGGATTTGAAGGATTTTCCGCCGCTGCTGGATAATAGAGGGGCGGATAAAAGGTTGCTCCCTAAAGTTCACCTGGCGGCTATGCGCCCTTACAGTATGAGTATTGCCAGATCTCGTGCGATTGTGGCTAGGTATATTTACGGTCCCTTTTAAGCCGAACTCGTGGGTAGCTGCATATCTAACACCAACTGAGCCCCACTCGATACGGGCGCTATCTGACTTTAAACGAGTCACCATTGAAGTGATTGAGTTTAGCAGAGCGCCGGTATCGACTAAGCCCCTTCGACGAACATTAAGCTTCGTTTGATTCTCAAGTAGCAGGGCAATTCTAACAAACTTTTGTGCTGTCTCTCGGTCTTTGAAGTCCAAAACCTTCAACTTGCCTTGGACCCGCTTAACCAAAACATCAGCATTAGAGGTTATCATTTGCTCTCCTGCTCATTCTTCATAATGGATTGGTTAGCCCATAGCCTAGCCTCTTCGAGCTTTCTAAGAGCTATACTGCGCTCCTTAGACGGCGGGCAGTTATGCATCATTATTTTGGCGATGTTTTTAGTCTCCTGGTTGATACGGATATATCGCCGGGATTGATCGCCATGGGGCTTAAAATGCCTCCACCTCTTGAGAATCTCCCAATCGGCTTCAGTAAGCTCATACTCAACTTGATCTATCGGTAGCTGTTCCATCATTTTAGCCGTTCCTAACCCCTACAGGCGCATCAGAAGGGAACTCATGCCTAACATACTTCTCTAAGATCATGGCAACATGAGGCGGGATGTCAGATATAAATGAGACTGACTCATCCCCTTTTGTCTTCGTATTTCGCCCGATACGTCTATCGGTGTTCATCGTATGAAGCCACTCGACATAATCTAAACAAGCTTGCTCAAGATCCGAAGGAAGAGTATTCGTTTCCGCTATTGTGTTGATCTTGCCAAGTCCTGCCGTATAGCAAACTTTGATGTTTCGATATCCCTTTGGCCACATTCCGACTCTGACTAGCTCAATATCGTTAGCTATCCAGTAATTGGCAGCATCCACAGCGTCAGCAATAGCAAAGACGCCGCCAGCGTCAACTATGACTTGAGGCTTCGAGCCGTTGTCAGCCGGGCCGCCAGTAACAGGCCACTGTTTTAATAGCAGCCTGTTACCAGCTCGGCCATCGTGATATTCATCATATGAAGCTTCGACCAATACCCGGCCACAATAGTTTTCGATAAATTGAGAAGCGACATTAATCAACCTGTTCAATTTCGAATCCAAAGAGGTATCGTCGGCTGGTATATCTAAATGCTCCTTCAGAGTTACAAGCAAACAAAGGGCATTGGCTTTTAGCGACATAATCAATCACCTCTTCATGCTGTTGTGAAATCCTCAACAACTTTTTTTCTTTTCGACTGCTTAACTTTTGGAGCCTTGCTAGTGCCTTTGACGGGCTTCTCAGCTTCAACCTTCCTAATAATATCGCTAGCCTCTCCAAGTATTTTATACGCTATATCCTCTGGGACTTCTTGGGGCTCACCGAATTTTAATAGAATGACCCCAACTTTATCAGCGATGAAAGTGTATTGAACTGGAAAGTTTCCTACTCTTTTTTTAAAAAATTCTAAAAGCATAGTTTCACCTTTCTAAGTGAATTAAAATATTGCCCTAATGGGCATAGATAAAAATGAACTAATCAAATATCGCCTATCCGTTTAAATCCTTCAAGGAAAGCTAACATATTTTTTGCAGGATTTGATTGGTTCTCTCTGATAACTCTCAAAACCTTAGTGCCATCGCCAACAAATACACGCTTAATATCAAAAGCGATGGTTGACCCAGAGATATAAGCAATAGCTAAAATATCTCTGTCACCATCAACACCAAAATCAACCTTGAAAGAACCTGACTTACTATCATTTTTAGACATGTCGCCAAAGGTAATCCGGCTGATCTGCCATTTCTCACCATCAGGTATCACGGTCGATTTAATGTCCTCGCCAGCGGCAAGAGCATCTTCATAGATAATTTGTATTCTAGGCCTTGAAATCGTTGTCATAGATTTATTACCGCCTGCCAAAATCCGCCAAGAAATGAAGGCTCTGTCATATCATTAACAAGGCTTATCCGCATAATCTTGATCCCGTCGCCAGTTTTATTTATGTTTAATTCTCTATGATAAGCCTCTCCATAGCTGCTGACAATAACCTCATCATCGCCGCCTGGGTCCCAACATATATGCACAACGGTCTCAGGAGCTGATGAACTACTAAGGCCAGCATTAACTATAAAAAGCTTCTCTCCATCGGAGGGTATATAGTCGCTTGTCTCAGTTGTGGAAGCTGCGACCTCCTTATAAAACCTTTCCGAAACATCATAAATAAAGCTCATGTCACCCTCTTAAAGCCAAGGGCAGTTAAGAATAAATCGCTTACCTGCGAAAGATTATCCTGCACCCTAACTTGTATAAAGTCATCCGTCGCAAAAGTTCCTTGTTTTCTAATTACCACGGGCGTTATGAATCCAAAATCATCAATTCCTAGAAAATGGTCATTTCCAGACTGGACATTCAAATTAAAACCACCAAGGCTAGAAAACCTAGCTTTTATATCGTCAGTAGAAAATATTGAGTCAAGCTCAACAGGCAAATCATCAGATTTGATATTGAATTCCAATCCGTTTGTGAGAATAGAGTTTCTACCAAGAAACCTTTGAAAGCGAATGCCTGAATCGGTGCCATGTAGCCTGATTTGGGTAAAGAACTGATCAAAGACAGGATCGGCTTCAATCCTATAGTCAGCGGGAGTCACCGAACCATTTACAGACATATCAGATATAACACCATCCATAGCGTCAACAGTAATCCTGTTGGAGATAGCGCCAGGAGCAATAGATATAGACCCAGTGATACCAAGAATTCCCTGCCTTGGGTCGTCAATAGATCTAACAAGCTCTGTTTCAGTCCCTCTTCTCACAACCGTATCAAAAGCAATCGTAGTGGTTGTAGTGCCGGTAGGAGTTACCTTAAAATCACCAGCCACTATTCTGTCGCCGATCTCGGCTCTATGGATTGATTCAACAACGACTATCCCGTTGTCTTGGACATCCTTAGCCTTCCAACTTTTAATAAAGTCAGCATCGGCATTTAAAGCCGTTATGATATTGTCTCTTACCGTAATTTCTGGCTGGCTAGCCGCTACGTCGGGAGCTGTAATGGTATAGGTTAAGTCAACGGCAGGGAATAGAGTAGCATCACAACCGGCAGCTATCTCTATTCGGATATCATCGCCAGCCGCACCAACACCGTCGCAGTCTTCGAAAGTACCAATAGCAAACCATGCCGCCGAGAATCCTGGCCTTCCGAATAACTGTTCTACCGTTACGATTGCATTGGTAGCCAATCGTTTTTTACCGCTAATTAGTTCTACGTCAGCCCTATGCAAGCCATCGTTGCCAACAATATTGGAGATCGTTCGGCCATTATGGAATGAAGATAAAGCCATCAATCAACCTCCAGGTTAGCAACGATTTCATAATTCACTGATGCCACATTTCCCAATAGAGTTATCTGTTTTAACAGCCCACCCTTTGGGGTCCAAGCCCAATGCCCACCTGGGTAAAGCGTTAAATAACTTACCCCGCCGTCTAACGAGACTTGAAGCCTATTGGTATCTACTTGGTCAACAGGGCATTGGATTAAAAATTCAGCAATTGGCGTTTGTGCTGGGTCTGGAAATAAAACAGTTGACAGCCCCACAGTGCCAGAAGCCTGGACTGTGGTGCCATCATTATCTGCTATTTCAAATCTTGCAGGAGAATCAACCATCTAATTAAATAACCTCTAAGCAAGCAATAGTCGCCCTCAGACTAGAAAGGGCAGACGGTGTAGATCCAAAATTCTTAGCTCTAATAGTTAAAACGATTGCTCCTGTGCCGCCAGTAGTATCAATCTCCTGACATTTTAAGTCAGTTTGAAAAGTGAATTGGCCAGGGCCTACAATCATCTCTTCTAAGACGACTTCGGTATCTGTTACGCCTTCGTCATCAATATGAACGATTTCGAAGATGGAAGATCTCAAGCATGAAACTGTCGCTGATATTTGAGTGTAAACCTTAGCGGCAGTCAATGTGATCTCGGCCCCTGTGACCTTTGCGAAAGCAGCCGATCCAGCGGCAAGTTCACCGTGAGCAACCCTACAAGTTCCCGCAACTGAAGTTGTCGGTAGCCGTCCAGAAGCGTCAAGGCTAGGCAAGACCACGTTACCGCTAGAATCTTTGAAAGCGAACCCGATAAGGCCAGCGATACCCGCCCCAGCTTCTCCCTCTATCCTAGAGATTGCCGCTTCACCGGCTCCTGTTGTACTGTCTGCTATGATATTGAATACTTCGTTAACGTCAGCCATTTCTTTACTCTCCTTAAAGTTCCGTTGCCATTACATGATAATGGACATTGCTCGCAGGGCCAGAAAGGCCCGTATATTTAAGGTTAAATGTTTCAGTAGAAGAAATTTTTCGTCTGGGAATGAATTCAATACAAGAGTCTGGTTGCCCTGCGCTTGTCCTGCCTGAAGCTATTATAGCAGAATCTATGTCAGCAATCCAAGTACCGGATCTAAAGCATGATACTTTGATAACTCCAAGTAGCCTAGTCTTGCCTGCTGCTACTGTAAAGCTGGCTAAGGTCTGCTCAATTAGTGGAGTAGAAAGCTCCATCCCATCAACATATACAGCGTCACCGGCATAGATTGGGTCTGAGACTAACGCCCCATTATTGCAGCGCAAGAAAAACAGCTTGCTTGTAGCTTCATCAAGGCAAGCTATGGGGACTGCCTTATTCTCGTCAATGTCAAAATCGCCATTGTCGAAGGTCAAGGCAGAATCTAAATCGGTAGCGAATGAGTTTACCGCCGTACCTCTTACCGAGAACTCGGCATTTCCTCCTGTTACGATGACTTCGAGAACAGGGGAGTTATGGAAAGGCGTTATCGTCACTTTGCTTGGATTCGAAGAGGCTACTGTTTGAAGGGGATGGCCAGGAAGCTCTTTCCTCTCTCCACTCAAACCGCCTAAAGTATCTTCGTAATAGTTGGCCTTAACAGTAGCGCCGCCGTCCAAAGCCTTAATGTAAAGCGTTGACAGAATACTATTGCCTTGAACCTCTAGCAGAACGGTATAAGTACCGGGGGGCCGAGTTTCAAGTAACAAGAAGTTTTGAGTATCAAACGTCTTTAGCTTAAAATCAGTCATTTGGGTTAGCCCGAATAATTGTATAGGGGCCAGATTTTCTGGCCCCTATAAATATTAGTATTTTCAAAGCTAAACTTAAACAGTCAGATCAATTGCTAAAACGGTTGAAACTTCGGTTGCGCTTTGAACGTGCCCCTGGAAATCCCAACGCTGATAAGAAGCTAGTTTCCACAAATCATCATCGGGCTCGGACATTGCGATTCGTGTCTGAATCGGTCGCCTGATACCTGCGTAAAATCTTTTGACATTGGTTAGGTAGGCAACGCCGGTTGTGTTTGGTCCTGCGAGGGTATTAACGCCTGTGGCTGCAACGTCTTCTCTGACAGCTTCAGAAGTGATAATTGGAACGCCTCGATACTGCGCTAAAGCGCCAGTATGAATAGTTGCCGATGGGCCATACTTTTCAACAGTAGTTACTTCATCAATGGTAACAGCCTGGTTGTATCCAGTTGGGCCGAAGAAGTAAGCCATATCCCGTGGGTTGTTAGAAAACTTACCCATTGCATTACGCATGTTATCGAGAACAGTTTTACTAACCGCTGAACTGGCCGTAATGGTCGCACTATTGACCAGGGCTTTCTTTCGAAGTCCGATTTGAACTTTCTGCGCTACGTCTGCGCCGAGTCCCGCTGTGTCGTTGTCCATGTGGGTAGCTGTAGTATCGCCGTTGAGGATGATTTCCTCTCTCGCACGAATCTGAGCCTCTACGATTTCGGTCCTGGCCAGTGCCAAAATGGCTGGGGCAGAGTCCTCGTCAAGCTCTGTAGGTATTGGATAATACTCACCTAATTTGGTGGCTGTAAACGTGATTTTACCAGTAGTGAAGTTGCTTCCTGAGATGGTTGCACCTTCAGCAATTTTCCGGGCTGTAGTCCGTCCGCCTTGGGTTGGTAGCTCCCAAGGGTTGGTCGGCATAGGAAGCTCACGGAACATCGTGGCGACTTTCTTTTCAAGCTCGAACTCTGCGATGAATTGATTTGACATTCCAGTTGGAACCCAGTTTCCACCAGTACCAGCGACGGTAGAATCAAAGGCCTTAACCAGCGGCTCCAAAACATTCTTGCCGTAGTATGAGCCGAAGATATTCTTGACTTGGGCGACTCGTCGCTCACCATCGAGGGGCTGATCGTGGAACATCTGAGCAATCCAACGACCAATATCGTAGGCTTCTTTTAGGTTCTGGACTGCGCTCTTGGATTCATAGCTGACATGATTGAATTTTTGATCGCATGAGTTGACCATGAGAAGCTCGTTAAAGCCCTTGCATCCGAAAGAAGACAAGATTTTCTGCTCATATGATCCGACTCGGCTTCTTGTGTGGATAGTTGGCCCACCGTTGCCGGATAAAACTTCCAATCCTTTTGATTCGAAATCCTTTTGAAAGGTTTCGATCCGAGAGAAACGGTCGTCTAATTCTTTTTCTTTGGCGGCTAGATCCACCTCTGTAACTTTTTTGCCCATCGGCTATCCTTCCGTAAGATTTTTAGTTAGTCCTCCTATTGTGTAATTAGTTGCCAAACAAAAACAACCGTCGCCAGATTTATGATAAATCCAACGACGGCTATTAAAACGTCTTAAAAAACTGGCAGCGGCTTAAGACACGACCATTAGCTTATTTAGCTTCTCGTGATATTCTTGAATTTTTTCAATCTGTGAGATCTTCTTTTCTACTTCGGCTAATCTTTTTAGCCTTTTTACTTGCTCTTCCTCTTCGTCTTCCTCTTCTTCGTCCTCTACCGCTTTATCTTCTTCTTCCTCTTCGACTACCTCAACTACGGGGCCATTCTTCATGACTTCTAGCATTGCAGATAGAAGCTCATTAGTTTGAAGCTGGGCTTCTTTAAGCATCTTGGTTTCAGTAAGCATTGAACCTTGAAGGGCAAGGCTAGACTTCTGCAAGTCGATACTAGGCTGGCCTATATCAAACTCCGAAGTCTTCTCATCTATGGGGGCTCCAGGGTTTTCGCCTTCGCCTAGATCTGCTTGCTTTTCCTTGTCCTCTTCTTCCTCTTCTTCCTCCTCTTCTTCATCGGCCTTTGCTGACTTGTCGGCGATTTCACAGAAAAGCTTTAGGTCATCCTTGGAAGGAGTAAGGTCACAGCTCTTGCCTTCTTGGCAATGGGAGATAGCAGCGGCGACGGCTTGATCTCGCTCCATGCCTTCTTCCATGAACTTGGGGATTTTCCCGGCGACGCAATCTTGGAAGTCAGCCTTGTCATTGCCTTCTTCTTTTTCTTCCTCTTCTTCCTCTTCTTCCTCCATATCTGCCTTCTTGTTCAGATCATGAAGGCTTTGGGCAGAGACGGAGAACCTATCGGCGCACTCTTCTATAAACTCATCGTCGGCTTGCTTCTCGCCGTTTAGATAGTCTTGGAACTTGATTTTGAAATCTTCGTGAACGTCTGAATCTGTATCTATATCAAGATAAGATTTCGCCACGGCGGCGACATAAGCCCCTTTAGCACTCAAACATTCCTGAACTACTGCTTGGTAGCTCTTGTCTTTCCAGGTAGCCAAATCAGCCTTAGTCTTAATCTTGGCGAATCGACCGTCAGACTTCATAGACACTAGCTCGAAGTCAGATTCCTGATTCATCGGGATAGTAACAACGGAAGTCTCTAGTAGCTCGGCACGCTTAAAGCTGTTGTGCCCCTCGTCTGATTTAAACGCCGACTCATGGTCATCAAAACCAACTGAAAAGGTTTTCAGGATTCCTTCTTCGATCATATCTCGAATGTAAGGGATCGGGGCTTGATCTGACTTGGAGATCCTGACTTTAATCTTAAGACCTTCATCAGTGACCTTTGTCTCTATCGCCTTACCTATTGGTATATTTCTATCGTGATTAAAAAAGATAATTGGATTCTTTTGGAAGTTATCCAACTCCCAAGCTTCGGGGGGGATTAGGTCCCCAATCCTATCGGTCACGGCTTTGTTAGCGAATCCCTCAATAATGACTTGCTTTCCTTTGCCAGCCTTAATGGAGAAATCCCCGATTGCTTTCTGTGGTGCTGTTTCGTTTTTCTTGAGCTTTTTCATAATTAACCCCATTAAGTTTGTAGGCTTTCGATATCTTCTTTAGGAACCATTAGGAAATCGCAGCGGCATCCGATAATCTCGCTCGCATCTCCTGATTTTAAATCTCTCGGATACATCAAACCATTAGTAAATGGCTCGTCAATCTCTCTGGTTTCGCCTTGAATATCCCAATGATCTGCTTTTGAATTGGGATACAAACCGCTAGGATTGCCCCTAACTCTAAGATCACCTAAATTAATCCAGACTTTAACTAGGTTCTCTTCCCCGATGACTTCCTTAACACCTTCGAGCGCCGCTTGCTTACCTATGCTAACAGCCGTCAAGGCTTCGTGCCTTCCGATAGTTTGGGCTCGTTTCTCCCCGATGTTATCAAACCTTTCTTCAATCTGCTTGCCAATATCTCGTAAAGGCGTTTGGTCCTCTACGCCCTTTTCTACAAGCTTCATGATAGCCTCTATCTGGGTCTTGGAGATGTCAGAGAAAGCGTTGCCAGCTCTGGCTGACAGGATTCTCCGGCGATTCCCTGCGTCCCTTTCCTTGATAGCTGCGATAGACGCCACATTATCTTTACCAGTGATAGGCGCTACCTGAACATCAAAAGAGTCATCGGCAATCGAATTGAAATCGGCGATAACGAAGTCTAACCATTTCGACTCAGCCTTAGTGAAATCTCTTTCTAAGAGCTTCCTTAGCCTTCGCTTGCTTGGGATCTTGGTAGGGATTTCGTCGTCTTCAGCTTTTTGGCGAGAGGGAGCCTTCCTTAGCTCCTTCGCCACAAGCTTCATAGCTTCCTTGCTCCATTGTTCAAGGATCTCCTTCCAAAGCTCCACAGCTTTCTCGCCTGGGCCTTCGATTACTTCTATGTTCTGCTTTGCTCTGACTTCTAAATGATCGGTGTACTTATCTGTTAACGCCTTCACCACTCCTTCACGATAATCTTTGTTTTGGAGTATGAGGTCATCGTCGATAAGGGCTTTAGTCTCGTCTTCTTCCGGCTCTAATTCTGGCTCTGTCTGTTGTGGGTTTGTTGGGGCAGCAAAAGAAAACGGGTTTTGCGGTTGCTGTGCGCTCTGCAAAGAGTCCCCACCTTCTATAGGCTCCTTATCCCAGAGATCTTTTCTTATCTCATTCGGAGTACATATATTTAGCAACTTTTCAGAAAGCTCGGCTTTCTTCATCAGGTCATCACGAAGGACTTCAACTTCAGAGTTATCAAACTCTAGTCGTTCATCTTCTTCGAGTAGCTGATTAGCTCGAAAGTTTCTAGTGAAATGGTCCGCTATCTTCTTCTGCGTCGGGATAATCGCCGAAGACCAAAAGAACTTGAGAGCTTGCTTGTGCTCATCTGATCCAAGAGATCCTGACTCAGCCAATGACAAGGCGTGCTTTGGAACTCTGAGTATGTTTATAATGTTCTCTC